CCCGAAAACTCGGGCGCTATGGCTGCGAAGAATGGATTCATGCGGATACCTGCAGAACGCCGGTCGAAACCATGCCAGCGATGGCCTGGTTCTTCTCGACTTTTTCCCAGTCGGCGGCGTCGAATTCAACGCCCGGTGAGGTGTAGTCGGCTTTGGGTTTGCGCGGGATCTCGATGTCGAGACCCTCAACGAAACCGCCCTCGACTTGCGCCTTCACCGAAGAAGGAAACGAAACGTAAACCTCAGCGCGCGAGTTATTTCGCACGACCACCGTCTTGTCTTTAGTCGCCATCAGGAAACCTCCACGTAGGCCAACAGGTTATTGAGAACGTCACGCTGCACCACGCCGCCGTGACTCATATAGCACGGGATGGTCCAAGAGTAGTTATGCGCCTGAGCCGGCAACATCGTGAACGACTGGGGAACCACGTTCGCGATGGAGCGACGGTCCCGGCGATAGAACAGAAGCTGGTCGGTCCCGCCCGGACCCGTGCCCTGAAGCTCAAGAGCCTGGTCGACGTTTCGGATGTGCGGGTTCACCGCCATGAACTCCGCAAGCAATCGAGTGCCGTCCACCGTGCCGTATCGCTTCGCTTGAAGGATTTGATACAGGCGGGGCGAGACAAGAAGCGAGTCCGGCGCGTAGGCCGTGTTCGTCTCGCTGCCCTGCTTGTTCGCCGCGTAGGTTAGGGCAGTGAGCATGTCCCCTGCATCCGCGGCCATGTTGAACGCCTGAGACAGCGCCAGCTTCGCGAGCCACGGATAGTTCAGGACGCCCGTGATATCGTTCTCGACATCGCCAAACCACGTCTTGGCGTTCAGGTATTCGAGCAGGATGATTTGAGCAGCGTCCTCAAGCTCCTGACGAATCGCCGTCCCTGCAAAACTCGCTGACTGAAGCTCGAAAATATCCAGCTCAACGCCGATGACGTAGTGGTTGACCTTGAACTCTTCAGTCTCCTGACCGATCGAGACAAGCGGAGGCGGCGCGTTTCCACGATGCACCTTTGCCTGCCCACGAATCTCCTTGCGTCGCACGGTATGCGAGCGCGCACCCGCTGCGACCGAGTTGTCGATGGGGAAGAACTCCAGCGCGTTCTGAGGCGGAACATCTTCGGTCAAAACCTCCGCATAAACATGCTCAAGCTGACGTGCGAGAAACAGGCCGTTCCCGGCCGCGTCGAATCGCTTGGCGTTGATGGACTCCCGAGTCTGCGCGTCGATTCGGGGAACCGATCCCGCTGCTTTAATTTCGATGATACTCATTTTCAGCTCCTAAAATCAGTGGAAGTTACAATCGAGAACGGCCAAGCCGTCGCCAAGATATTTACGAAAACGCGCAACGGATGCATCGAGCGCCACGGTATTCGCAGCATTGTTTGCGAAGAAGACTCCCTCGATGCCCGTTCCGTGGCCGACATATGCAACGCCGCCATCGACCGGCTCCGTAGCCGACCCCAGCTGCACAACCACGGACCCGCGCTTCATTCCAGCGCATCGGCTGTTAGGAGCGTAGGAGTCGCCTGGCTCATCGTATTTGCGAAGCGAGACGCAAAGCGCCTTGTCATCGTCGACATCGCCCGCAGCGCTGGGCAGACGCCCGCGTCGGTTCGGGTACGGGGTGACGGTCGAGGCGACTTCATCGCGAAGGATATAGCGGCCAAACGGGATGGCGTCGGCGCCGGTTCCTGCGGTGGTCGCGTCGGTGGTCGTACCGGCGGAGCTCGTGATCGACGATACCGCTGTGAACGCGTCGGTGGGAACGCGCGAAGTCAGCGTGACTTTCGACGTGCCATCGCTCACGGATGAGACGAGCGTGTAAATCCCGATATTCGCGTTGAGCGCGTCTGCGAGGGCGTTGGCTGCGTCCGCTTTCGACGCGCCTGCGAGCGTAATGCTCACGGTCTCGCCGCCGATTGCGACCTCGACAACGTCGCTGCTTGCGAGCGTGCCGCCGAACGTGATTGTCGTGACCTGCGCGGTCAGCGGCGAGGCGTTGGTGAAGTCCAATTCCTCGCCGAATGCCTCGTAGGCACCGCCGGGAAATCCTGCCAAATGTTTTGTTTTTGCGGCCATAATGATTATCCTCGATTGAAGGTTTCTTTGAGTTTGCGCCGATAAATGTCTTCGGCGGATTCGACCGGTGCGGCCGGCTGTGCGTCAACAACGGTGTAGGTTTTTTTGTGCCTATCCTCGCGGATCGACTTCTTCGCGAGCGCGTAGGCCGCGGCGATATATGCCTCGTCGTTTCGCTCGACGTCGCCGTAGAATTTTCGAACCACGGCGCGCTGGATATCCCCAACATCAGCGGTCGCGGCGTGCTCTGCGCCTGCGAGCTTCGCGACTTCCATCGCGTCGACCCGCGCGGCGAACCAGGACATCCTGTCCTCGGCGTCGGCCTTCGGGGCCTCCTCGGTCGGCGTCGCCCCCTGGTCGATCTCCACCGGCTCATCGGCGGGCTCAGCGTCGGGCTCGGGCGCCTTAGCGGCCTCCACAACCATCTGTCGAACCGCGGCGATCTCGGCTCGGAGCTCCGCGATCTCGTCTGCGCTATCGGCCCGGAGGCCGACCTCGCTGCCGGCGCGCCCGCGCGGGACGATCGCGACGTGGTTATATCTGCGGTTTCGCTGGATGGCGTCGTAGCGCCCAAACACGGGGTCAACGCCCGAGGTCTCCTCGATCTCGGTGGTGTAGCCAACCGAGAGCTCGCGCACGCCGTTGTTGATCGCCTCAATGGCGTCGGCTTTTCTAACGGCCATGCGGATCTTGACGAAGCCGTTTAACTCCTCGATCTCGATCGACTCCGAGACATCGCCAACCTGGTGCTCCGCGACGTTCTCAGGCGTCACGAAACCATCGGGGTGATCGAGCGTCACCGGTTTTCGGGCCAGCGTCGCGAGCGAATCGGTCTTGGCGAGTTCGTCTGCGGGGACCAGTTCCCGGCGAGCGGTGCCGTCGGGCTGGATATATTGCAGGATGCCGGGGCGAGACGCGTAACCCTCGACGAGCAAATATCCCTCGTCGGTTTTGACGAAAGATTTCAGCGCGGCGCGGTCATAGCGTGCGACAGTGGGCGTGGCTGCGTCTGCTGCATCGGTGCGGTAGACGCGTGTGGATTCGATAGGCTTGGGCATAACTTCTCCTTGAGCATATCGTGTCCTTGATATGGTGTGAATGGATGAGACGATAAATGAATTTTATTTCGTTGTCAACTCTCTCTCGCCAGGAGCACCGACTCGCTCAATCTTGGTCTCTCTTGGCGCGTAGATAACCGCGCGCACCCCGCCGCCGCCCGGGTTATTCTCGATGCGCACAATGCCGACGACCTCGCCGCCCTGCGTGAGTTCCACGCCCTCGCCGAACCTGCGACCGACTACTAATTTCGTGAATTTTATCATCGCGGAAGACTCTCGTCGGGGTTAATTTTCAGCGCCTCAAGCACGTCGCCAAGCCACGGCTCGGCTGTGCATCTGCAGTTATAGTCTTCCCCGGGGTGACCGGGTTCGGGCGGATCGCTCCAATGTTGAATACTGCCCTCAAGCGCGGCGTGGGAATCCCTGACCCTTTCATCCTGCACAGTGCGCCAGATATAGCGGGTTGCGCCAAGCTCGCGCTGGCGTTGCTCGTTGGCGTTACTCACCAACTTCGCGGTCTGGTCGCGCGCCAAAAAACGGGCGTGCCATTCTGACGTGCCGGTCTCCTTGCGGATCGTCTTGGCGAGCTGTTCAGGCCGGGCGCCGGCGGCCACCGCCTCGAACGTCGCGGCCTCGATGCGTGCGATCTGGTCCTCCAAGAGCGTGACGATCAGGTCAGCGTTGCGCTTGGCGAACACCTGCGCGCGGGCCTTGGGGATCTGCGAGAGCACGGGTCGAACACCGGCCGCCCTCAGGTACGTGCGCGCGAGGTTGTTATCGACGTATTTCTGCGAGCGGTCATAGACGCCGATCACTTTTTGAAACATCGCGTCAAGGTCGACCGTGCCCCAAAACGCAGTGCGCACCATCGCCGCCATACGCGCCGGGTTTGCCGGGGCGTCGGCGCGCTGGTCGAGGTTAAACGGGGCCCATTCTTTGAGCGCTTCGAGGTAGAGCCTGCGGATCGTTTTAACCAGCGCCAGGATATAACGCTGATAATCCCGCTCAATCGTCTTCGGAAAGTTGAACGCCACTCAGGGCCTCCTGGAACGCTGAAAAATCAATGTCATCGTCGAGCGACTCGGTCTCCATCGACCACTCGACGCCGCCGTCCCTGGAGCGCGCGACCTGATCGGGCGAGCGGACGCCGCGGTCCAAATAAAGCGCGTCTGTCTCGGCGACCATCTTCCGGAGCTCGGCGGTCTCGCGCTGGCTAGGCTCGTCGAGCGCGGGCCAGATAACCGCCCACGACGCGGGTTCGTTGCCGCGAAATAGAATCGTCGCAAGCCGGTCGATCTGCGGCGTGAGGTCCTGGGCGCGGTAGGTCTGCACGCGCTTATGCCACGCTTGAATGCCGGAATTCCCGTCGGTGTTTAGCCCCGAGGGCGCTTGCCCGAATAGCGTCGTCATCGGCATACGCGCCGACTTTGCGACCGACTCAGCAAGCCCCATGCGTATCTCGGTAAGCCCCGCGACCGACGCGGTATCGCGGCTGTACTGCTCGCCGGCGTCGGCGTCGAGGAGGATCATATTTAGGATGGACCTAGACCGCGCAATCAGCCTCATCCGCGCTTCGATGAGCTCCGCCCCGCCCTGGGCAGCCATCGCCTGGGCAAGCCCGCCGATTGAGATCTTTGACACCTCAAACGACTGCACAATACGAGCGATCGCGTTCTCGACGTCGGTAAACCTGCGGATGCTAGGCCACGGGCGTTGGAGCACGGAATCAAACGGCTCTTGTCCGCCTTGTGACAACCGGCGCGGCAGGCGCTCACCGGTGAACTTTAGCAGCCTAGACGCGTGGATGATCTCGCCGTCACGCGAGCGATACAGGACCGGCTCGCCGTAACCCTCTTGGGACTTGTCGCCCTGGACAGCGTGCGGGCGCATATCCCACTGATCGTAGGGGATAAGCTGCACGACCTCGCCGTCTCCGATCTCGTCCGCGAGCTCGCGACCGTCGTTGATGATAACCCACAGATACGCCGCGCCGTAGAGCCGGGCGGTCTTCGCGGCCTCGGTGAACTTCCCGTCGACGTCGAGCCGGTAGAGATCGTCCACAAGCGCGGGGTCGGCGTTGTCGGCGTCTTTGATCTCGAAGCCGTTTCGCAACGCCTCCTCGACGAGTTCGTCGACGATGATCGCCGCGATGTCGTTTTGAAGATACAGCGCGTCGATTTCGTGGGGCGCCAGGCGCTGGTCCATAAACGGGCGCGACGCCGCGCCGGAATCGCGCTCAGGGTCGCCGAGGCCTGAGAGATAATTCGCAATCGAGTCTATTCTTTCATCCACCGGTGATTCTCCTCAAATGAGCGATCGGGTCGTTTTGGTCCCGAACAAAAGCGTGGTCGACGGCCATGGTCATAGCGTCGAGTTGGTCGTCGTGTGCGCTGGCTGGAAACGTGGTTATTTCGTGAATAAATTCCGAGATCCACGGCGCGCGCGATGGGTGCGGAAGCCATATATTACCAGCCGCCCAGTAGGGCGCAATAGCGCGCGCGCGAACCACCTTGGACCCTTGCGGGTTGATGGGCGTGATGCCGGGGATTTCAGATTTGAGCGTCGCCATGATGGCTTTGCCGTCGGCCTTCGCCTCGACCAGTTTCGCCGACGCGCGCGACCACGGCGACATATTGGCAAGTCGGCGCATCTGCGCGAGCGTCTCGGGGTGGTCCCAAACGCCCATCACCTGGTCGACTAAATACAACTCAGCCTCGCGCGTCGCGGGTTTGTACCACAATTGAATAACCGCGCGCGAGGAAGACGGGTCTTTTGAGCCGGCTTTGGCGTCGACGGTCCAGAACCACTGGCCACCGCCGTTTAGCGGAAGCACCTCCCAAAACTGTCCGCACCATGCTGATTTAATCACCGTTCCGCCGGCCTGCGCCGGGCGCTGCTGGCCGATCGCAGCGTGTCCCGCGGGGTCCTCTCGCCGGTTCTTCTCCCACTCGTCTGCTTCCTTAAACCACGGCCAAAGCGCCTCGCCCGGGGCGCGCCATTCTTCGGGGATGCGGTCGGTTTCTTCGGCGAGCGCGGGGAGCCTCACCTCGACCCACTGGTCGGCTTTGGGGTCGCGCCTGGACTGCTCCAGCAGGCGACCGGCGAGGTCGTCCAGGTGCCACCTGGTCATAATGAGGAGGATTCCCGCATCTTTGGCGGCGCGGGTCTTGAATACCTTTGTGTACCAGCTCCACACGCGCTCGCGGTGCGTGACGGATTGCGCTTCGATGTCGTCTTTGATCGGGTCGTCGATGATGAGGATATCGCCACCCTTGCCGGTGATACCACCGCCGACACCCGCCGCGATATAGCGCCCTCGGTGCCCGTCAATGCCCCACTCGCTGGCGGTGTTCTTCTGATCGTCGCCGATCGTGACATCTGGGAATACGCGCGCGAAGGCGGCGCTTGCGACAATCGCCTTCGCGTCCAGGCTCACCGAGTCGGCGAGTGACGCAGCGTAGCTTGTGGCGATTATTTGGCGGTCTGGATTTCGACCGAGCGCCCAGGCTGGGAGTTGCCGAGATGCGAGTTGAGTTTTGCCGTGCCTCGGCGGCACGGTCAGGATCATCCGCTTGATGTCGCCGCGCTCGAAAGCCTCCAACTTCTCGGCGATCACGCGGTGCACTTTTCCGACCCGGTATTTCCCGATAAACGTGTAGCAGGTAAACGCGAGCAGCGACTCACGCGCACGGTCGAGCAGCTCAGCCTCTAGCAGCCTTTCTAGCTCCGCCTCATGCGTCGTCATCGTCTAGCACCCCGAGCATCGCCGTGAGTTCTGCGATGCGCGCCCGGCGCTCCGCTGGCGAGGACTCGACCTGGATCGCCTTGCCGTCGGGGCCGCTATGCTCAACGCGGTCGATAAAGTCGCCCTGCGCCCGGGCAAGGTCACTCGCCGCTTTCAGTCGGTCGCGCATCTGCGGGGGCTCATCTCTGTCGAGCTCCTTTCCGAGCATGACGCGCGTCCAGAAGCGTTGTCGGTCGAAGCGTGTGGCTACCAGCGGGTCGGCGTCAACTCGGGACTCAATAGCCTCACGAATCGCAAGTTTTCGCAAGTTCTCATTGCCGATAGACGCGAGCGAGTTATCATCACTTGCTGAGTACCCAGCAAGCCTTGCCGCCTCGGTGGCGTTGCCCGCCGCAGCGCCCATATACGCCTCTACGAATCGGCGTTGTCTTTCGGTGGGTTTCGACGGGCTGGCATTAGGCCCATGCTGGTAGCAAAAAGCGCCATCCGTCGCGCGCCTTGCGCACGGCTTGCCGGCTTTCGTCTTCCCGCTGCATATCTTTTTGTTGACCATAACGCCCGCGTCCTTGGGTATCTACGCGAGGAGCATAAACTATTTTCGCTTATTTCGTCAATAGTCCCGATATAGGGTTGACAGCAATATAGCTGGCAGCTATATTCCGATTATCTCAGCGGGGAATGGCCCAGCGCGCACACGGAGAAAACAAAATGACGAACGCAACCAAAAACACAATCAAGCTCGAAGCCTACGCCGCCGTCGGACTCCTGGTGCTGCTCGGGAGCGGCTCGCTCGACAATGCCCCGATGGTCCCGACGATCCGCGACTACTGCGCACTCAACGAGGCGCTCGGGCGCAAGGCCACCGAGGGCGAGCGCGGCCACTACGTGCGCGCCTACACCGCGCACCGCGCGCACCACGCCGGCCTGTCGCCCGAGGAAAGATTGACCCTCATCGCGAACAACATGGGCCTGGGCGAGCTCGCCGAGGGCTATTTCGGATAACACCAACCAAACCCCGGGGCAAAACCGGGGCATCACACCAAACCCAGCGCACACGGAGACGAACACCATGAACACCAAAACGAAGACCGAAGCCCTCAACGCCTGCGACGAGCTCGACCGAATCTTCGATGAGCTGATAGCTAATCGCCCGAGGATGAGCGTGCGCTACAAGCTCGCCGCGCACAAGCGCTACTACACGACGCTCGCCGAGATCCACCAGGCGCTTGGGCGCACCAACCCGCCGCAGGACGACTAGGCACAAAAAACCGGCATGGACGCCCATGCCGGCCGGCGATGCGGGGGAACCCTGAAAGACCCCCTCGCTGCCTCATGCCAGTGTTGTAGCACGTCCCAGCCTTGTCATCCACAGCCCTACACACGGAGAAACCAAATTGACCCACGAAGAATTAACCAAACTCGCCGGAATTACCACCAACCATGCGGATAGGCTGTTGACGCTCATGCGGGCCACACAAGATGAGCTCGGCGACCTGGAGCAATCAGGCGGCCACCTATCCGGACCCAGCGCCGAGCGCTCCAATTGGGTTATCCGCGAGTTGATTGACGTTATTTCGAGGGTTGCTGCGTCCCACGATTCGGTCTCGGGAATCCTCGACGCGCACCGGACATTCAACGAAGTTGAGGTCGACAGACTAACCTCAAGGCTCAACGCTGCCAACCAGCGCGCCGCGGCATACAAAGACCACGCCGAGCGCATGGAGGCCGGTGCCGATATTGATGAGTCCAAACAAACGCTAAACACCGACCTGACCGCAGGCTACTTCTAACGATCGCAACGCCCCGCCGACCCGGCCCTAACAAGGCCGGGCTTTTTTATGCCCACCGCCACACCATGCAACGCCCGCCCTGAGCTCCAACTAGCCCCCATACAGCGCGCCGACGCCGCGCCCCTAGCAATCCCTACCCGCAGCGCCAACAAGCGCGCGTATGGCGGGTGTTTGGGCTCATAGCGCCGCTGCGCGCCCCCTCTTGGCTAATAACCGGACTAATAATCAAATAACTTTTAATTGGTTATTTGAATTCCCCAATGATTTCACGCACTTAGGCCGTTTTTTCGATCAAATATCAAATAACCACCTAAGACACACAGATATAAAAAAACGCATACCTATACAGATGTTCAGTGCCGAAGAGAGAGTGATAGGTAGTTATAAGTATATATATATATATATATAAATATATATATATATATATAAAGATCCCTTTTAGTATGTAAAAAGGATCTAAAGGGATATGAATATATGTATATGAATGTCTATCTGTGGATGACTATGTATCTGTTTAAGGGGTTATTTGATATTTGACCGAAAAAGTGACCTAAGTGCATGAAATCATTAAGGAATTCAAATAACCGCCAAAAAGTTATTTGATTATTAGATGAGCCGGATTTGCGCGGCAATCGGCCAAAAACCAGTGTTTACAACCATAACCGCCTATGCTATACGCATATAGGCAGCACACACCACACCACCGGAGAAAAAATGAAACTGCAAGATTTTCGATTGGAAACGGGCCTCAACCAAACCGAGGTCGCCGAGCGTATGGCAACGAGCCAGGCGCAGGTCTCCTCGATGGAGGTCAAAAACTCGTGCTCGCTGTCGAGTTTGAGGCGATATTTCGAGGCGCTGGGATTTGAATTCGTGATTCACGCGGTAGGCGAAGGCGGGGAGGTCGTGGACCTTTCGTTTTTTGCCGAATAAAAAAGGGCCGCCACCCGCGACGGTGACGACCCAAAACGATGCTTTAATATGTGCGCAATCGTACGCGATGCGCGAACCAACCGCAAGGAAGTCAGAATGTATCGAGATTATATTGCCAATGGTATCCCCGCCTTTCCGTTGTGGGGGATTGATAAAAACGGAGATTGCGAGTGTGACTACGAGAAGTGCGAGGCCGCCGGAAAGCACCCCAGAATTTCCCGGTGGCAGCACACCCCGCTGTACTCCGATGAGCAGTTAGAGTTCATGGAGGAGACCAACCAGTGGGATAACGGTTGGGGTGCGGTGGTCGCGGGCGGCCTTCTGGTCGTAGACGTTGACGCGAGAAACGGCGGCGTTGAATCCTACGCGAAGCTGTTAAAAGAAGTCCCCGCACTCGACCTCGCCGGACTCATCGTCGAGACCGGCTCAGGCCAGGGCTCCAAACACGTCTATTTCAAAATACCAGATGCCTCGGTGTCGCTACTGCAGCACCACGGGTTCTATCCTGGGATTGATTTCAAGTCATCGGGTTACGTGGTCGGTCCCGGCTCCACGCACAAAAGCGGCGGCGTCTATAAAATTATCTCAGGCGACCCGGCGAGGATCGACGACGCGCCCGCCGCGCTGCTGGAGCTCCTCAAAAGACCCGAGCACTATCGAGGGAGCGTCGAGGGTAAAACGGTCGACCTGTCGGCGCCTGAAATAGCCGAGATGCTCGCCGCGATTGACCCCGACTCCACCTATCAGGTTTGGAATCGCTGTGGGATGGCGATCCATGAAATAACCGGCGGCGCAGATGCCGGACTGGAACTCTGGGATGCGTGGTCAAAAGAGGGCAAAAAATACCCGGGTCCCGCGAAGTTAGAGCACCACTGGCACTCGTTCGGGAAGAATGCGCAGCCGCCCGTCGGCGCGGGCACGCTCGCAAGTTACGCCATCAAGGCGGGGTGGACGCGATCGGTCACGTTTGTAGCGGGTGCGCAATGGATTGACGACACCCCAAAAAATGAGGACGCAGAGGACATCGACACCGAAGGCGTCGACCTATTGCGCCCGCCCGGGTTCGTCGGCGAGATCTGCTCATGGATTAACGCTCGGAGCCGATACCCGAGGGAGCACCTGGCGGTCGCGGCCGCGCTCTACGTTATTTCTAGCGTCACCGGGATGCGGTTTCGCGACCCTCACGATGAGATTATGCCGAATGTTTTCATGTTCGGGGTCGCCGGTTCGTCGACCGGTAAAGAATCAATTTTACAATCCGTGCTGCAGATACTCCACGCGGTCGGCCTATCTTCGGCGGTGCATGGCGGGTTCAAGTCTGAGCAAGAAATATTCAGGAATCTTCTGCAGCATCAGGCCGCGCTCTATTCGGTCGACGAGATGGGCGAGCAGCTCGCGAAGCTCGAAAACGCGAGAAACGGCGGCGGCCCAGCGTATCTGCAAGCGATTATCGGAACCGTGATGAGCGCGTTTACCAAGGCCGGGGGGATTATGCCTGTAACCGGTGACCTCAAGCGGTCGCTCGGATCGGAGCGCGCGGCGGAATATAAGTCGCTCCTGGATAAATACGGCGAGAACCCGGACAACCCGGCCGACAAGGCCAAGCTTGAGCGGGCAAAAGACGCCTTGAAATCGGCGAGCCAGGGGATAAAAAACCCCTTCCTGAATATTTTCGGCCTGACGACCCCGGGCGTTTTCGATGAGCTAATGACGTTCGACATGGCGGCGAACGGTTTTGTATCAAGGGCGATGATATTTCGTGAGCGAGACGACAACCCGAGGCGCCGACCCCGGTCTCACGTTCGCCCTAAATGCGTGCCAGATAATATCGTGATGGTGCTCTCCGCGTTGTACTCGGGCGGGGAGACGACCGACGAATATTGTGTCAGGAAATACGGAGAGTTTGAGTATATCGAGACAAACGAGGACGCGTTAGACATGCTCGATCTGTCCTATGAATCATTCCAAGCGCAAGCGGAGCGCCACGTTGCGAGAACCGGCCTCACGCCGATCCCCAGGCGTGGCTATGAGATGGTCTGCAAGATCTCGATGCTGCTAGCGATACCGAGCGGGCTTCGCACTACGGAGCACGTAAGGTGGGCGCACGCGCTGGTTAAAAACGATATCGAGGGGAAGCTGCTATTGGTCCACGCGAACACCGCGCCCGACCAAGAGGCGATATTATCTAAAGTCATATCCCATATCGGCGACGAGGGAGAAACGGCGGGCGTGATTCGTAACCGTTGCAAAAAATGGACGCCCGAAAACGTCAACAGCGCGCTCGCCCACCTGGTTGGGACCGGAAGGCTCAGGGAGGAAGAGATCCAGGCGTCCCGCGCTCCGGGCGGCGTGTCTAAGCGCTATTTTATTACCAAATGACAACACACAACGGAGGCTGAAAATGAGCATTAAAAAACGCACCGAAAAAGAAAAGCGCGAGATATTAGAGCGCGTCGAGAAACTCCTCGATATCGACTGCGATTTTGAAATATCTATGGTTCGCGGCAAGTGCAAAATAACTCTAGAGTTCGAAAACGACCAGCCCGATGAGGGGAGCACGCTGCTCTCCAAAGTCCTGTCACTGGTCACGAAAACCCACGGCGAGATGCAGGGCAAAATTCGAAACGCGTGCCGAAAATGGGACAAGGACGACGTCGACCGCGCTCTAGACTACCTGGTCAAAAACGGGAAACTCCGCGTGGAAACCACCGTCAGGAACGCGAACAAATATTATTTGTCCTAAATAACACAATATCACTTTACATTGCTTTATATGCGTGCTAATAACCGAGCTGCAGCAACCACCACACACCACGGAGATTAAAATGAGTATTCTCGCCCAAGCAAAGCCCCCCGCCGACCAGCCCGCGATCCTGACGATCGCAGGCGACGCGGGCGTGGGTAAAACGCGGTTCGCCGCGACGTTCCCGAATCCGATATTCATCCGCGCAGAAGACGGGATGCAGTCAATCCCCAGCGCCGAGCGCTCCGCCGCGCTGCCCTTGATCGCCGGCCACGAAGACGTCGACGCCCTGTGGGCGCAGCTCACCGCGCTGATCCGCGAGGAGCACGATTACAAGACGCTCGTCATTGATTCGGTCACCGCCCTGGAGTCGAAATTCATCGACTACGTCGTGGCGACCGATCCCGGCAAGCCCAAGTCAATCAACCAGGCTCTAGGCGGATACGGCGCGGGGCTTCGCGCGGTGGCAGCGATGCACCAGCGGATCAGAAAAGCCGCGGGCATCCTGCGAGAAAAGCACGGGATGGCGACCGTTTTCATCGCGCACACCGAGACCGAGACCGTAGACCCGCCGGACGGCACCAGCTACACGCGCGTGAGCCTGCGCCTGGGTAAAAGGTCGTGCCAGCCCTATATCGACGACGTCGATGCGGTGGGGCTTATCTCGCTGGAGACCTACCGCCGTCAAACCGCGTCGGAGAAGCCCGACAAGGCGTTCAGCGATGGCACGCGCCTTTTGTCGATGGCGTCGAGCGCCGCGCACGTGAGCAAGAACCGCTTCGGGATCACCGAAGACATCGTATTGCCGGAAGGCAAAAACCCGCTCACCGGGATTGTCCCCGGCTGCTAATTAACCAACAATAAACAACCCACAAACAACCCCCACACAGGACTAAAACAATGAGATTTTTCGACGAATTAGGAACAGACGACAGCAAGGCCGGCACGTTCGAGCTTAGCACCAACTTCGAGCCAATCCCGAGCGGCACGCAAGTCCTCGCGTACGCCGAGGACGCCGCGATCGACCAGCACCCGGACTTCCAGCCCGAGGAGGCTGTCAAAATCAAATGGCACATCGTGAAGCCCGCCGAGTACGAGGGGCGCGTGATCTTCCAAAAGGTGAAGATCAACGACCCTAACCGCGACAAGCGCCTTCGCCAGCTTCGGATGCTCGCCGCCATCGACGCGAACGCCGGCGGCGCGATCGCCAAGCATTCGGGCTCGCTGAGCGACAACCTGTTGCAAAAAGCGCTGACGCAAAAGCCGATGCTGCTGCGCCTGGAAGTCTGGGAGTTCAATGGCAAGACCGGAAACTGGGTCTCCTCTGTCGCGCCGAAGCCCACCGGTGAGGTGGTCGCGATGCCCGCGCCGAAGCCCGCCCAAAACCCGCT